AGTGTCGCGGCACTTGGAATCTGCTTTGGTATGCCATCGAGGTGACAAACTTTGAATTTTTTGCCAGATCGACATGGGCACAAGCTATTCCTCGGATATTTCAGCATTGGGTTCGGAATGAAACCGTTCTTGATCTTGTGGTCCACTTGATCGCTCCTGTGTTCGTTGTAAGTTGCTTAGTTCCAACCGCTGATTGTTGCGAAAAATCATGGCGTCCTTTTCTCGTTGGGCCATTCTCTCCAATAGCTTTTCAAGCTGCCTGTCGTAGCCTTGGATCTTATTTGAAATAGTCCGAACTGAAACACCCAAAGATGCAGCCGTTGCACTTTTGTTTCCTTGGAAGTACTTCATTGCAGCCATAATGATATCTTTCTCAATATCGCTTAGTTTCATTCCTATCGTCCACGTTTGGTTCATACGAATCTCCTTTTCTATACCTTAGCCGTTGGGGTTGTTTGAGCAGAGGAAGGCCCTGACACTGGCACAGCGGCCTCAGTGACCGACTCGTCCTCATCACCGATTACAACATCTGAAATATTGTCCACGTCCAATCGGATTGGCAGCAGGTCATCTCTATTACAAGCTTCTCTAAACTCGATTTGATCTATTTCTCCAGCTGCTCTTGCTGCCATCACTCGATTGAATCTCATCGTTTTAACATTCTCTTCTTGTTCCGTTGAAAGAACTCTCAAAGATTCAAAACTGATGTCTAAATCATCGGGGACCATTCCAAACAATTGTTGGCAACGGAACTCGACCATTCTCATTATATCGAATTTGATCTTAGTTCTTACATCAGACTCGATCATTGCATTGTAGTTTTCAATATCGTCTTCGCCAGAGCTGAAACCAGCGGAAGACGTTCCGAATAACTTGGTCAATGGCATTCTCATATCAGAAGCGATTTGTAACCGAATACCTTCCATTGTTTCAGCGAGTCCGGCAAAGGATAATTGCTTATGGTCGTAATCGTCCTCAGCGTCCATTACAATCGCGTTTTGGTAGTTCTTGGTACGATTGGCAAGCCCAACTCGTTGTTGAACCTTGGCTTCACCATCGGGTCTCAAAAGGGTATTGGTTAAATTCTTGATCTTAAATATATCAACCTTGAACTCATCCAAAACCTCAAACGAAAGATCCGTGGCTTTCAAATATTGATTGATTGATCGAACGAGTGTTTCAACGACTGATAGTCCCCAACCGCGCAATCTCGGGCGAACAAACGAAGGCGCCTCAAGACCTTTCAAAATCATGACCCGGCTCTTGTGGACTTTGACACTGTAATATTGGAAAAACTCTTGACCATCCGTTTGAAGGTTATCATTGATAGAACGACCGTCCATTTCAGGAATAATCATCTTGTCCCCATACAACTCCCACATATCAATTGCTTTGAATTCAATGGGCTCATCCTTTTGCATCTTAACAACGTCAAGTGGCTTATGAGCTGGCTGATTTGTTACAATCAACACCGCCGAACCGCCGAAAAGCCTGTTCCACTTCTCCGCTTGCCCGATCACTTTAAGATCCTGTTCGCGCTCCATAGTTTTCTTGAGAAGCTTGATCTCGTCCTCATCGAGTTGGTTCGTTTGAATCTCGATACCACCGCGCAAGGCATCCTCAACCGGAATATCAACAATCGTTTTCACTAAGCCGATTTCAACGTAAACCTGAGAAAGCATTTGTCTTAGATTCGAGGCCAGATAATACCGTAAGTTTTTAAAAAGAGTGTCCACTTGAGACAATTGGTTCCCCGTAGAACCACCTAAGAAGCTCTGGCTTCCAAGAAGGGCCTCTGTTAAACCGTTGCGGAGCATGTGCTCACGCTCGTTCACAATCTCTTGCGGAGTGCCTCTGTCCTTTGAATTTTGAGCCTGTGAATTCTTATTCTGATTGGCGTGGTTCTTTCGTTTGTTCATTTAATATGCTCCTTTATAAAACATCGAGTATTGATCCATCTTCACATAATTCGTTAAAAGCTCCAGAAAAACAATCAACTTGATCGTCATGTCCTTCACCGTCCGTTTTGACAAGGCTTCGACTGGCCCTTCCAGTGCTGTTTGGGGGAAAGTCCTCAAGCTCATCAAAAAATGCGTCATTCCATGCACCCTCAAGCACTTTTATATTCCCAACTTCAGATTGTGCTGAAACCGGAAGAGCTCTTGTCAGTTTGTCATTAGATGGCCTTCTAACCCTAACGTCGTACCCTGCTAGAAGTCGAGTCGTATTTTTAATGTCAGCCACGCCGGACGAGCCAGGCTCTTGCTCAATGATCTGAGTCACCATTGGACCGTCTTGAGAAGCTGTGTTGAGCATAAGTCGTTCCACTTGAGCAGGAGTGTCGCGAATACCGTTCACGTCCGCCACAACGTAAGAGCCATCATCATATTTATACATTTTCAATGATCTGGTCCAATCTGGATTTGGATTCGCTTCCGATGGCTTTGTCGCAGCTTTATCCCATGCTCTTACACACCTCACCCAACCACTAGGAAGCGTTTTAATGACCTCAAAGTCTTCCCTTTTAAAGTATAAGCCCGAAGCCGCCGTGATGTCCCAGTTGCCGCCCAGAAGCCTTAAACGTTCAACTCGCGGCAAAGCCAAAAGGTTGGCTCGGTATGAAGGATCTTTTTTGAGGAAAATCTTATTATCGTCAATGCTTGAAGGTATGAAAGTCGCGGATTTCGGCACATACTGCTTGCCGTACATCTCGATTAGCTCTTCCTTTGTGTCAGCCCATATAATTGTATCGTCTTGCCTTATGAACCAACGGACCACGCCGGAACGCTCTTGAATCGGGTAGCCGTCCTTTCCAATCCACCAATCAATGAACTTTCGGACCCATGATTTCTTATCTGGGTTTGTCGTGGCTCTTATGTACCCAGGTACGCCCGAAGTCGATCTATTCCGAGACATCATATAAAAGAACTGATATTCGGAAAAGTGGGTCAACTCATCGAAACCGATCATTGGAATCTGCGAACCCTGCCAGTTAAGCACCGACTTGTCATATTCCAGATGAGCAAACTTAACCCCCATGCTTGATGGGAAAGTCCATTGCAAAGACGATTCCGACCCTCGACCGCCTATTTGTGGATACATCTTGACTGATTCGTCCCAAAGCCCACCCTCGTTTCGGACTTGAACGGACGTTTTCCGAAATATGACCGCGCCGAACTCCTTGTTTTTAATGTGCCTTAAAGGTTCCATTAGAAGAGCAAAAGATTTTCCGCCTCCAGCCGCTCCGCCATATATCGCTATATCAGCCGTTGTGGACAAAAACTTGGCTTGGGGACCTTCCTGAGCTTCGACTTTCGTGACATTGGAAACAGACTTCTTTTTAAGACCCGCAATAGAACTCTCTAAATCCTCCATATCCAATTCTGTATTGTCATCTATTAATGCCTGAATATCCATCACATATAGTCGATTTTTGAAACTAATTTAGTTGAACTGGGGAAAAGTGTTTCCTCGGGGATTTCGGACACTTTTAGGCTGTACGCATCGTAGGTTCGATCTGGCAGCACTAAAAAGTGACCGTTTTTCGCCAAAATATCACTTCTCTTCTTTTTCGGCTGAAATCGACTTTGTTTTGACCTTTTTTGCTTCTTTTTTAGGCTCAACAAGCAACTCGTTTTCAGGTCTTTCAACGGATCTCCCATTGTCCGGCACGAATACTTGAACCGAACTGCCCGAAACATCACCAGATACCTCTAATTTCTGCTTAGTTGACCAGCGTTTTGAAAACTTCCGCTCTAGTCTCCAGGCTGAAGCTTGCCATGAGGGGGCCAACCCGGGGTTTTTGACCACTGGATAACCATGCTTATTAAATAGGATCTCTCCTGTGTCTGGATGCCGTTCATAGTCTGTGGCCCGTCCAAAAGCACAACGGTCAATGTTCATAAGGTCCCTAACCTCTGCCTCGCTCCAGGCCTGTTCTAGGGCCTGACAGAGCTTCCAGTGAAGTCCCCGCTTAGTTCTAGCTCCTGTAGTTAACCAACGATAGAATGTCTTTCTATTAATGCCACAATATGAAGCAGCCGTTTCAACATAGGCTCCGGCTAGAATTGCTTTCTTTAATTTGTATATTAGCTCTTCATCAAGCTTCCCAGTTGTCTTCTTAGGGGTTTTAACAAATGCTTTCCCCTCTTTTGGGGGGGCGGGCTTTCTAGTCTTTTTCTTGTCTTCAGTGTCCATGGAAACAATATAAGCAGAAATCAGTCGATTCGGCAAATTTTTCCGGCAAATTGTTCCATATCGGTAATGCTTCTGTACTTTTCTCTTAAAAAATCAGGCGTATTCTGTTCAACTTTTAAGCAACGAGCAATAATTGTTACCTATTCTTCGGTGTGAAAGGCGCCGTTTCTAGCGAATATCTCGACCATTTGGCGACATCTGGCACCTATTGACCGTTTTCTAGCAGGCGAGTTTGGCTTTCCAGAGATAATCCACTTCTCAGGCCAAATACCAATGCCCAGAAGTTCGCCTAAATTCAGAATATCGAAAGAGTCGGAAAAACCGTCAAAAAAACAGTCAATATCGCAATAAGGATTCAGCTCATCGGAATCAGCGTCAAAAAGCTCTTCAGTCATGCGGTCGATAAATCCATCCAGGTTGTCAACTGTAAAAGATAGAAAGGCAAAAAAAAACCCTAATCCGTAGAAAAGGGTTTTTAGTTGTCGGCTTCGAGAGAGTCCAAGCTGACTGAATTTGCTATAATAGATCTATATCTTCACCGCAATTTGGGCAAGTAATAGTTTGGTTTTTTTGCGTAACTTGGCGCGATGTACCGGAGAATTTGTTGTCCAAATCGGCTTCGGTCTCTTGAACGTCCTCCATTGATACGGATTTCATGCTCATATCAATTGGCGTTTGGGACAATTCGGGGAAATCCATTACGAAATCGCCGAGGTCCATCTCTCTTAGTTCCGCATCGAGTTTTGACCAGTCCCAGGTGGCCTTCTCAGAGGACTTGTTGTCAATTACGCGGAACTCTTTAGCCTTGTCTTCGGGAAGGTCTGAGATCATTACAGGCACCTCTGTCACGCCTTCTTGTTTGTAAGCCCTGTATCTTGTATCGCCAGCAATGATTACATTTTTTGCATCTATCAGGATTGGTAGTTGAACACCGTATTTCTGAATAGATTTGACCACAACCTTGACCGCTTCCGTGTTGTTTCTTGGATTTCTCCAATAGGGGACGATTGTCTCCAACTTCATCATCTTAAAGTTTTGATTAATCTTAATCTCACTCATTATCCTTGTACTCCTTTTCGATCCCATCTTAAGGTGTATTCGTGAGGGCAAGTCGGCATTGTTTTAGCATAAGTCCATTTCACGCTATTGACGTAACTTGCGAATGAATTGTGCCACATTTTAAAATCTTCTTCTGTCATAACGATGTCCCCGATCTGTTATACACTACGAAAATTTTTCCATGTATGTAAACCTATTTTGACTCGAAGTACCTCGATTTTTAAAGTGGCACAACTTGACTCTCGTTGGTACAAAGTTACGTTTTCCAAAAAAACAACGTGAATTTGCAATAAAAAAGAGGGGGATTTTTGGCACGAATAAACATAGAAGACTCACTATTTAAAGATGAAAGATTTTTGGATTTATCCATTGAGGTTGGCTGTAAATATAAAGCTATCGGAGTAATAGTTTTTCTTTGGTCGGCAGGTCAAGAGTATTGGAAGCGCGAAAAATCCCTCATTCCTAAAGAAAAGCTCAACAGAAATCCATATAAAAATGCCCTAATAAAGTGCAATTTTGTCGAAGAAAAAGAACATGGATTCTATGTTTCTGGATCAGAAAAACACTTCAAATGGTTGTTAGCTAAGGTCAAAAATGGTCAAAAAGGAGGCCGTCCGACTAAAATTGCTCAACAAAAAGACAATTCTAGTGATTCCAATGGTTTAGATGAAACCTATAGGTTAGCTACGGAAAGCTTGGAAAAAAACCCTCCTACTCCTACTCCTACTCTAAATAAAAATACTAACTCTTCACTTCGTTCAGAGTTAGTTCCCGTTGCTGAAAAAACTTCAGCTTCCGTGACAAAACTAGTGCCCACGAAACAGGCAACAACGAAAGGGGTTTTAAAAGTTTCAAATGTCGCTGAACTCATGCACGAAATGGGCGATGAAAAATACCGCGAGTGGGTTGACTTGTACCCAGATCCAGAATGGGTAAATCACGAAATTAAAAAAGCTTGGCTCTGGTACAAAGATCACGGCAAGAACAAAAAAACAGCGAGGGGTTGGAAAACTTCAATCACCAGCTGGCTAGGTCGAGGTTGGGACCGCCATGCTAACAACAAGCCAACGAGTAATTTCAAAAACTCTCATGACCGAAAACGAGAAAATACCAGGAGTCTGGTTAATCTTGTTCAACAAGCGGTCGATGAGGAAAACCAAGCACAGGAGAAAAAATGAGCAAAGCAACATTCAGGGCCGCTATGGTGACAGCCTCGGCACAGTTTCCAAATTCAACAATTTCAGAAGAGACGATTCTCTCTTACGAAAGCTATTTCCAAGACAAACACGGCCTTGACCATCCGTGGGGAAAAATCTTTAACGAAGCTGTCGAAGAGTCAGACTTTTTCCCCTCGATAAAAAGCCTTAAAAGCTCTATGGCAAGACTTGGGATTCTTCAAGAAAAACAAACCACGGCACAGATCGCAGGCGCCTTGGTCGATGAGTTTATCGGGGCCTGCCAAACTGGGAACGCTTTCGAGACACTCGGTCGAGAGAAATATTACCTCATGAAAAACGTTTGCAAATTTATCCCCCATGATCTTTCTAACGGAGATTTTGATCCGAGGTTTCAAAGGGCCGCTTCGGTAAGAAAACTTGAAGCTCACCTTAACGCCGAACAAACTCCACAGCTCGAAGAGAGTGATTCTCCAATCAGCTTTGGCTTTCTCGGAAAGGATCTCAAATGAAACGAACTTTTTTGGATGGAATCAGCGATGTTGAAAAGTCGTTCGGAAATCGAAAATACGCCGTGCCTCAAATGAAGGCATTGACCGAACTTGCTGCAATTTACAGCACAGAAGCATTCTTGTTCGTTTGTGATTATTTTATAAGCAATTCACGAATAAAACCGTTGCCTACGGATTTCAGGTCCGAACTATCGTCTAGGTTTAGCCGTCAAACTGTCGAGGTTAAGCCACAGGAGCTTAAAACTTGCGATGAGTGTGTTGGGACAGGTTATGCATTTATCGAAGCTCCTGAGCCAAATACGGTGGCCAAATGTTATTGCCCGATTGGAAGGCAAATTGACGAGCCGTATTTACCTCAGCTTGATAAAAGTTCCGGTGGCTTGATTAAAAAGTTTCCAAGAAATCTTTTCGTGCCCAAAAACCACAACATTCAAGAAAAAGCGGATTGGTGGCAAAAAGTTAAGGCTGACTCTAGAGCCTATTGGTTAAAAGAAACCCCTAAGCCACACATCCAAGAACAACTTGAATCCAGTCAGGACGAATGGTGGCAACGCTAGTAATAACTATCAGCAAGGTACATTCTCACCTTGGCTTGGTCATCGAGGTTTGAAAAGTCCGTATGCTTCTCTGGACTAAGCACAATATCAATTTGATTTCTTTTGCCAATGGTCTTCAACGATGTCTCTTGGAAAAACTCTTTATCGTCAATCCACAAGTTTTTCGCCACGGAGTCATGAAGAGATTTAATCCGATTCGTTTGGTCCAAGATTTGTGGCCTACCGTCTTTAGTGAATACTTTCCCCTGAGTGAATTGGAATATCGCAACGACTCCAATCTGGAACCCATTCTCCAGCCAACTTTTAACCTGCCTATGCGCTTGGTGGCGATGACTGTTTTGCAAACCGAACCACTCGTCAGAGGACTTGTAATAACTCGACAGAGCCTTAGTCATGACAGTTCTACCGTCTTTCTTGCGACTTGCGTACGAAGCATTAATCGTTGGAGACATTGGCATATTCAACATTATTATTTTTGTTCTTGAATTTATAATCATAGAATTTAATCTCTTATGAAAAAGGTACAACGTCAAGCGTCTTCGCGCGAAAAAAGTTGTCAACTTCTAGGTCGAACGGTACAACGTCACTTCCAACGAAAGGTCGATATGAAGTTTCTCAAAGATGGCACACCCTCGGTTACAGTTTCAGGATTCATGGATTTCTGTAAAACTCCTTACCACTACTATTATTTTCATGTGCTTGGAAAAAAGAAGTATTCGGACGCGATGACTTTGGGCCAAGTGTTACACACCGCTGTTTTTGAACCTGAGAAGTTTGAAGCCGAGTATTACAGTCAAATGACGGCTCCAGAAGGCACCGTGGTCCTTAAAACTATTTCCGACATGAGAGAGTACGTTGAAGGTCACGGAGCCGTTGTCAAAAAGTCTATTGGCAAACTTGAGATAATGAATCTTGCGCGTGATGTGATTAAAAGCAAAGAGCAACAAGAGACCCATTTAATCTGGGATGATTACGTTGCCAAGTTTTCTAACAAAATTGAGGTGAGTCCTGCACTGTGGGAAAAAGTCACAGAAATGAAAGAGTCAATTGAACGTCACGGTTATTACAAATTGATTGGCAAAGGATCTCATGAACAATACGCTGCCGGAACAATTTTTGGAATGCACTTTCGAGGAAGACTCGACACCTACAAATTGATTGAGAAAATCAATACTATTTTCGTGACTGATTTGAAGACCACTCCTTGTGCGGCTGAGAATCCCTTTATGAAATCAATTGCCCAACTCAACTACCACGTTCAAGCATTTCTTTACAAAGAGCTTTTGAAAATAAAGTATCCAGGAGTGAATCAGGTTTACACTTATCTTGCAGCAGAAAGCCAAATGCCACATATAACCGAATCGTGGACAGCTTCGGAGGCTCAACTGGACGCCGCTGAAGAGACGGTTAAAGCAAAGATACACCAGTTTAAAGAGTGTATTGCTAACGGTCACTGGCCAACCTATACGGATGGCAAATCACACGAAATAGGATTACCTAATTGGAAATTTAACGAGGTTGAAGACATTATGTCCCAATACCCTGCGGAGGAATACTATGGAAAAGACTGAAGAGAAACAAACGGACCAATTATCTCAACTTGGAATGCAAGTAAAAGAAGCGGCTTCTAAAGAGAAAATTAAGGCTGATAGAGAAAAACTGATTGCCGAGAAGGTTGGTATTAAAACTCCGGTCGAGGAAAAACCGGATATCAAGGTTAAAAAGATTTTGAAACAGGCCGACTCGGAAAAGAAGACTCCTGAAGAACTTATGGAAAAAAAGAAAGATCCGGTTCAAGAAACAGTCACCGAGGCACCTAAAGAAAAGGTTGAAAAGAAAACGGTAGAGCCAAAACGAGTCGAGAAGTCTTTAGATTCAGTTGTGGCCACGGACAACAAGGCTTTAACTTCAGACACACTAGAGGGCCGTTTTCGCCACGCTAGAATGGTTTTACATGGAGGCATGGTCCCCAAGTCTTACAAAACTGCCGAGCAAGTCCTTGCGGCTTTCGAGTTCGCAAGAGAGATCAATCTTCCTCCTATGACAGCAATTAGAAATATCGCTGTAATTAATGGGCAACCGTCACTTTGGGGTGATTTACCTTTAGCTCTTGCTGAGTCGCGTGGCGGTCTTATGGAAAAAGAAGAGTATTGGATTGATAAGGATTATCAAGAGATCCACCCAGACAATAAGAATCTTGGAGCTGAGTATTGGGGTGCAGTTTGCAAAACTTGGAAAGTTGGCCAAGACCCAAAAACTGATAAACCCAAAACGTCTTGGTTCACAATGGACGATGCCAAAACCGCTGGGCTTCTTGGGCGCGACAATGTTTGGAAAACTTACCCACGGCGAATGCTTCAGATGAGAGCGCGGTCATCCAACCTTAAAGACAATTACTCATCGGCTCTTTCAGGAGTGACCATTGCAGAATACGAGTTCAACACTATTCCTGATATGAAAGATGTAGGTCCTTGGCAAAACACAATGGACCACAACGGAGTCGAAAGAATAAATCAGGCCGAGATTGTGAACCAAGCACTTAAAACTGAAGACTCTTCAGAAAAAGTTTAACTCGCGCAACTTTGCAGTTGACAACCCGATACAGTGTGTTATGATAAGGCTCAACTTAACGAACGGAGACAAAATGAAAACTTGGAACTGGAAACAATTTAGAACGGCCTTTTCAAAAACATTAAGAGATATTGGAGTCGATGAAGATGCTGTAGCGATGGCAAAATTTCACGATTACGAAGGTGATGAGATTCAACCTATTCACAATGCTTATTCATATATCGTTGAAGATATTGCTCCAGACCATGATTCTCTTGAAGAGATTATTGATGATTCTCAAGATATCATTTTTGACGCTATTATTGATTTCATGGATAACTTTACGCCCATAGATCCTAATGACGATTGGATTCTTACTATCAGAAAAAACTTCTTTGGAACAAAGGTTTCTTAAAATGTATAAAACAACGTTCTCTGCAAACTCATTTGGCGACTTGATAGGAGTGATTTCCGGCGGCGATCTTCCTTGGCATGGTCTTACTGTGGAATGGCAAGAAGGCGACTGGCCAAAAGATCGAGAAGACGCCCTGATTAAAAGAGCTGACGCATATTTGAAAGGGAGGCCGCCGTTGCCAAAAATTTTAGATGAAATATCCGATGTGGACGTTATCGAAACATTTACAACTTGTCTTAGCAAAATGAGCTATTTTAACGCCGCAGAGTCCAACTACAGCCGCGAAGGTAAAGATCGGGCCGCTTGCCAAGCCAAACTTAAACAACTCGCTACAGAGCTGCACAGGCGTGGACTTTCTCCAAAGGATATTGCTTCTGAAGGCGATTACTTAATCTCTGAAAAAGACTGGATGCCAGACCCAAAAGTGATTTTTCACGCGCCAGAAAAAGCAAGAGTCATTCAAACTTTTGGAAAATATGAATTTCAACTTTTTAAGAAAAACCGCTGGGCGGAGTATTGGGAATCAAATGGTGATTTTGAGGACCTTCAGGCGGCTACCGATCACTTCGTCCAGCACTACGATATAAAGGATACAAGATGAGATACCCACAGCAGTCTAAATTCATGATTGAAACAAGAGCCAAATACAATATTACTCAACGGATGATTGCTGATGAAACTAAAAAAGTCAGTCCTCAATTCGTTAGTAAGATCGAGTGTGGCATTTCTCCAATCTCAACGACCATTGCCAATGCACTTTTAAAGCTTTGCCCGACACTAACTAAGCAATCCATTGTTGACGCTTACATTTCTGATGCAAAAAAAGAATTTGAGTCCAAACTTAAAAGGAGAAAATAATGTCGTTGAACACCCGAAAAACAAACTTTAGTTTCAATGTTCGATTGAGTCGCCACGAAGACGATTGGCTTTACTTCGGAATCGGCGAGGACAAAACAAGAGCTCTTAAAATCCACTGGACTTCCGAAATCATCTCAAGAGAAGGAGCCCATTACCATTGTTGGATCTCAAGCGGTCTTTCAAAGAAAGAAAAGAGCGCACTTCTAAAGCAGTTTAAGCATTGCTGTAGACTAAAGGGCGACCCTGTAAAGTTAAGTTGGGATTACCTTCCTTATTCAGTAGATCCAAACCCATCATTTGAAAGATCCGACCGAGTGAAACGAGCGAATTATATTGTGAAAAGAAACAACTTCAACTGAGGCACATAGAAATGACTGAAGAAATGATTGACCTTCTTATACGCATATTGATCTGGATTGGCATTTGCTTGTTCTTTACAGCCGTGATGACTGGTTTTGGAATAATCTTGGCCATATTTGGCTGGAAAGGACAGGAGAAAGCCATAGATGAGGATGCTAGACGGCATGAGTGAAACAAGATATTGCGGAAGGTGTAAAAAGTTTATTTCAGTGGCGAATTATTCCATGAGAAAAACGTATCACGGAACGCTTGGTTATGCCGGATGGTGCAAGCCTTGTTCAAGAGAGTACGCAAAAGCTTATAAAATGAAAAAGAAACTGGAAAGAGAAAGTGATATTTAAACTACTTACAAGAGTATAACTTCCAAAAATGGGAGTTTTTAAGGAGAGTTATGAAACTTAAAATAGAAAAGAAGGGATGTTAAATGGAAGCTTTTACTAACACGCCAATAACTAAAAAAGAGTTTGTTAAGAACTTAAAGTGGCATCAAGAGCAAGACGCTTTTGTTGCGGGGGCTTACGATGCTGAAGATGGGCTAACCTTTAAAGGTTGTGCTGTTGGTTGCTCGATACATTCAATACAGTTGGCACTTAAGACAAAAGAAGA